TACTTTCTCCAATGTTGATAAATGCCGGTGTAGGTTTTTCGGCATTAGCGCCTTCAGGTGTGCCATTGAGCCAAACGAGCCCTGCGGCCTCTGGCGCTTGGCACGGGTGAGCAGTTTGATATACGCCAACTGCGCCCCATCAGGCAGCAGGGCAATCTGCTCATCCTCATCCCAGCCCACCGTTAGTTTTATCCACGCGCCTTGTGACATCGTTAACCTCCATCTTGGCGGGGGGCTGGCGTAACCCGCCACCAGCCCCCCAAGCGTTACTGCCTAAAAGGGCAGCTCCTCTAGTGAATCCTCAGGCACAAACTTTGGTGCCGCAGGCTCGCTGTGCTCTTTTACCCACTTGGCGCTTGGCTTATCCTTGCACCAAGTGCCATCAGGTGCCTTGTGTGAGGCAGCCCAGAAAGGCTGGTAGGGCTTGCCGGTTGCCTTGCTCACGCCCCCAGGCTTCAGGCTCCATTTCTGCCCGTGGCTGCAGGCATCGTCAGCCGCTGACTCCGCAAAAATCATTGCTGCCCGCAGGGCAAGCTGCGCATCATCAGTAGGGGCTGTCACCCCATCGCTAGAATCGCCGTATTCCCTGTTTTCCCGCACGCTGGCGAGCGTTTGCGGCTTGGGTGGCATCTTGGTACCCCCAAGGCTCTTATCGGGGCTGTAAAGGCTGCGCCCTACGCCCACCTGAGCCGCGCACCGGCGCAGGGCATCGCTCGCCGCTGACTTTAAAGGCTCGTCATCTTGCGGCCCGTTGGGATAACCAAAGTCCTGTTTTATGGTGGTCTTGCCATCAATCACCAAGCACAAGCTGCCGTGCACCACTGAGCGGGCAGCGTCAGCCACCTTTACCTCAAACTGCCAGCCCTCAATGCCTAGGGTGTCATCCAAACGCTGCGCTACCGCACGGGCATCAGCGTATGTAAACACGAGCCCGGCACGCCCAGGGCGGTGCTTCAAATCCCTTTCATCAAATGGCGCTGCCAGCGCCGCTGCGATTTCCTTGCTCATTCTGCGCCTCCATCTTTAAACTTGAATACCCGCGCCCCAGGCACTTCCTGAGTGTGCGCATCAACGATTTCCTGCGGCACCTTTGCCGCCTCTGCCACCGCGCGCCAATCGGTTTTGCGGCTGGCTTTGTTTTGTTTCCAAGTGGCTTGCCACCCAGCGCCAACAATTCCTACGCCCTTACCGATTGCTTCCTTAAGGCTGATGGCAAGGTTTTGTAGCTCTTGGTCAAGAAGTTTGCTTTCGTACAGTTTCTCAGCGTAAAGCGCCGCCACGCGCTCTATGCTGCCGCTTGCCTGCGCCCATTCCTCAGTGGTCTGGGGCACCACCTTGGCAAGCGTGTCTGAATCCTCGCCTACCAGTTCAGGTGCCCAGCCGGTTTCAATCAGATTGCGAAACTGCACCGCCTTTTGATAGAGCTCAGTTTGATAATTTAGGTCAGCCTTCACACGCTCGCACCTAAACTTGAGCCCACCAAGCAGCACCGCAACATCAACCCAAGGTGCACCTGTAATGAACATTTGCCACTGCACTTGCGCCACAAATTCAGGGGGCACAGGGTACAGACTCCAGCGCGGGCTCACGCTGGTTTTGATTTCCACCAGCCCAGGCTCACCCACCACCGTGCGGTCAAGGCTTGCCATTGCCCAAGGAATCTCCACCAAGCGCACCACGCCATTGCTGCGCTTTAGTTTGCGCCCTGTTTCCAGCGTGTACCAGTCAGCCACTGCCTGCTCAAGCAGGATGCCGCGCGTTGCGGCCTCACCTGCGGGCTGCTCATCAACCGCGCCGGTCTTTTCTGCCCAGAGCTGAAACCGCGTTTTATACTCACTGAGCCCAGCGATAACCGCCGCATCAGTGGCGGTGATGCCGCCCTTACGCAACGCAAACCATTCTGGGCTGCGCTGCTCTGCCTTCACAAACTCGTATTGCTTACCCATTGCTTTCCCTCCTATCTTTTTTTGCCCAGCCTGTGCCCTTGTAAACCGTTGCGGGTGCTGAATACAGCAACCGCATTACGCGCCCACACTTGCCGCAGCGCTGGCTTTCCGTTGAGCTCATTGGGTGTTGCCTTTCCTCACCACCCCCGCCGCATCTATCGCAGCGGTACAGATACACCGGCACTAGCCAATCAGCGCCGCTACGAAAATGAGCCCAGCAAACGCAAAGCAGAGCTGCGCGATAAAGCCCAGCATCTCAGCGCGCAGCCGCTGCTCACGCAGCAGGCTGGTGCTAATCGGCATTTGCGTATAGGTCTTTGGTTGATTCCTGCGGTCAAGTTTCATTGCATCCCTCCCGCTGCTAGTAGCAGCACCATTGCAAACATAAACAGCGCCACACTCAGCGCCTCAGCAATTAGGGTACGCATCAGCGCACCGCCTTAAGCGCAGCCTTTGCGCAAGGCATAATCCGCAACACACAATCCTCTGTGTCCTCATTGCAACCGTTTGCTGCAATGTCTTTTGCAACATCAAGCGTTGCTGCCGGGTGGAAATATCGCGCTTCAACCTTCCCAAGGTCTTGGCAGCCTGTGCGGTGCGCATCAAACTGGTATGCATCGTAGTTCCAAACAACTGTTAGCAGCTCTGTAATTTCTGTCCAATCCCTCGTTGCCGGCAAATCCCTGTACTCCGTGGTGCGCATTTCGCTAATCATTTTCACTCCCTATCAGGCCCACCGTTTGGTGGATTCACTCCCTGACTCCCACAAGGTACACCCCCCTGCAACGGCTGTCAAGCGTTGGCAACGCCTGTTGCGTGGCTATTTTTTATGCAGGCTGGATACTGTAACAATCGTGCTGGGGGTAGCCCCGTCCGTGAGGAGGGAACGGGCGGGGCTCGCAGCCTCTCAGGGCTGCTCAGTCATCCTCTGGCATATCAGCCAAGCGCAGTGCCAAGCTGATGCATTCCTTGCAGTAACCCTCACCCTCCACCACCGCAAAGCCTGCGCCTAAAGTAACAATACGCTCATTGCAGCGCCAAACGCGGGCAACGCCTCCACACCCCTCACAGTATCCGTAGGGCGGGTATTCCTTACGCGCGTGGAGTGCCGGCATCGCAAGGCAAAACCCGCAGGTCATCCCACGAGCCATTGCCAACCACCACAGAGAGCAGGCCCGCTGGCGCGATTACGCCTGCCTGCTCAGTAAACCATTGGCTGCCGCCATCAAGCGCTGGCGCTTGGATATGCGTGCGCGCTCCTGATTGCTTCACCATCAGGTGGTGGTAATGCCCCGTGAGTAGTAGCTGCGCATCGCCAATGGGTTGGAACCCCAGCGCCTGCTTTGCCCACCAAGCCTCACTGGTGCCCTTCATTTGGTGCCCGTGTGCCAAGCCAACAATGGTGCCGCACACATCAAGCGTTAGCGTTAACTCATTTTTAGGAAACACAAACGCAATGTGGTCATAGGCTGGGTTAGCGCGGATTATCTCACCCACCTGCTCAATGGTTGCCACATCATCGTTATCCCCAAAGGTGGTGTACGCCTTGCCGCTCTGCCGATTCTCGCCGTGGTTACCAGGCACCGCCGCAACAATGATTTCAGGCGCAAAGGTTGCCCAGTGAGTGAGCGCCTTCACCATCAAGCGCCGCACCACCGTCACCTGCTCGCGCCTATCTAGGTCAGCTTGGAAAGCCTGCATTGCGTAATGCCCGCTGCAGGATTCCACAAGGTCACCCAAGCCAACCACCACCAAGCGCTTTAGTGGTCTGCCTGATTTCACAAGCTCACGCCATCGCTGCTCAACCTCGCCAATCCCTGCAAGGAATCTATCCACAATGCCGGCGCTGCCGCCCCCTTCGCCCTTGCCCATTTGCAGGTCACTCACCGCCACTAGCAGCGCCACGCCATCCTCACGCACAGGTGGGCGCTTGGGTTTGTAGCGCTTAATCTCTGCAATCATTGCCGAAACATCACTGTCAGCGGCAACGCGCTTTTGCACCACCTTGCCTTTCCATTGCCGGTTGAGTTTCCCTAGCGGGTCACCCCAGACATTGAACAGCACAGGCTCAACCACCTCAAACAGGTCTGGGTTTAAGCCCCATACCTTCAGGATGGTTGACCAATCTGGCGCATTCTCAGCTGGCAGCGCGTCAGTGGTAATGGTGCCCTGCTTGCCATCCCATTGAATCCCAGGCTCCCAGCCCTCAGCGTGCTTGCGCTCTGGGCGCTTGGCAGCGTCAAGCTCTTGCTGCACCTTTAGGATTTCATCAAGCCCCTCAGACATTGGTGCACCTGCACTCACCGCGCCGGTGGCGTGCAATCGCAAAGTAGCGCCAACGATACCCGCGCTTTTCCAGCCAGAGCTCAATAGCCTTGCTGGTGATGCTCACGGTTTGTATCGCCTCATCAAGCGCCGCGCGGTCTGATGGGTCTAACTCCATCAACTCATAGGTGCAGCGTGGCCCCTTCAGGGGTTGTAGCGCCCTAAACTCATCAAGCCTATCCATTTTAAACCTCCCCTATAGGCGGCAGACTACGCCGCATATGCATCGTGAATGGGTAGGGTTTAGTTTGTCAAGCCCCTAGTTTCAGGCGCTCTTGGTACACCGCCGCCTCAACAGCAGCGCTGATGGCTTCCTCATTGAGCTTAATGCCGCGCTTCATAGCCTCAGAGCGCACCAGTGCCATAGCGGCAATGCGCTTGGCTTCGCCTTCCTCGCTCTTAAGGGTCTGCTCAACGCTGCGCACCGCCGTGCGGGCAAGTGCCTCAAGCATTGCAAACTGCTCTGTATCCAGGCGTGCCTTCAGGTAGTTAATCACTGCACGGGCTAGGTACCCCAGTGCGCCAATGGCAACCGGCACAAGCCCTACGATTAGGGCATTAAGCAGGTCATTAATTATTGGATTCATCAGGCGGCTCCCCTCTTGCTAATCAACACCATTGCGGGCGGTGTTGGAAACCCAGCATTGCCCTTGCTATCGCGCAAGGTTTTAACTTCCTCAGGAAGCGCCCAGCGCCCCTCTTTGCCTTCCTGCATTGTAGGGCAAGCATACTCCCAAGTGGAGTTGCTATACGCAAGCACCACCCAGTGCCCATATGTTGCAAGCGGCTGCTTGCGCCAGTAATCGCGCTGCCACTTTGAGCGCAGGCGGTCTGGCACCACCTTTTG